GAGCCATGGCTGACGAACAAATAGCACCTCCAGACCAAGATTTAGAAGAAGTATTAGACGATGACAGTCAAACATGGGGAAATAGTGCGCATGGCGACAGCGGACATCATGTTCACGGAATTGACAGTGTTACCATGCATGGCGATGATATGAACAGTAAAGGTGGTCCAGAGCCTACCAAGAAACAAGGCGGCGGCAATCCTTACAACACAAAAATTAAACACACAAATGAAAGTCTAGTAAATCGTTTGAGTCAAATGTATCAAGCAATTAAAGAAGAGCGTACAGAAGAAAAAGATGAACACGGCAATGTTACTAAATGGAAAGAAGAAACTCCATGGCGTAAGGCACAAAATAAAGATGGCCGCGGCAAAGTAACTAACATGAGCGATAAAGCTCGCCGTGAAAGTGAAAAAATGTCTAAGAAAGATGTAAAAGAAAATGCTCATCACGATGACGACGAAGAGAAAAAAATTCGACACCTAATGCGAAAATACGGTTGGAGCCATCAAGAAGCGTTAGAGTATTATCACTATGAAGAACATGATCCTAAAGATTATGAAGACATGGAAGAATCTGCTAAATGGCGTGATCCTAAATACAAAGGCCAATTGTTTACTCAAAAGAAAGGCGACAGTGACGATTACGACAGCATAGATTATGGATACGGTATAAAAGAAAGACCTAAAAAAGATCCAGGACAAAAACGCTCTACATTTGACAGAGATACTGTATGGACAGATCCATTAGATACTAGAAGTAATTTACCTAAACATCACAACGATCCTGAAAGCTGGGGTTACGGTAGTATCTCTAGTAAAGGCGACTCAAAAGGAAAACTTACAGCTGATAGAAGAAAGCGTATGAAAAATGATATTCGAGGAAGTTTAGGACAACATCATACTCCAAACTTACCAGAAGGAGTACCTATGACGCTAGAAGACGAAAACATGATGAATTATTTAAAAAGAAAATCTGGTAAACCAGCGCACGCCGGTATCGAATTCGAAGATGGTCCACACGGAAAGCCACAATGGTTGATTGACGCACAAAAACGTGCCGAGAAAAACGCAGGTAAAAATGTTGAAGTCGATGAAGCAGTAAGCCGCAAACACTTTCAAGCCATTGCTGATACACTCAAGCACATTGAAAATCCAGAAAAACGCAGAGAACTGGCACATCATCACGCCAGTCAGTTCAAACTGGCAAATCCACGTTTTGATCACGATAAATTTATGAAGGCCTGCGGTCTTGAAGAATGTGATGTTGGCGGACCAATGGAAGAAACAGCATGGGATTACAAGAGCCCACGCGATGCTCAGACCACTGGAAAATTCGACAGCAAAAAAACGTCCACTGGTACAGTATACACACGCAAGCCTGAAACATTCAGCGACGAACCTGGAGCTGACAGCAGTGATGGAGCTAAACGTGGTCGCGGTCGCCCAGCGAAGTCAACATCAGCCCCACGTGTTACCAAAGGTGCTTGGAAGAACAAACAAGAAGAAAGCGCATTAGAAGAAACATGTCCACATTGCGGCGGAGCAATGAGCCACAAAGGTGAGATGGACGAAGAAAAGGTTCAAGCCGGTAAGCGTCACTTCTTTGACAAGCTTGCGCCAGCCGCTAAGAAAGTCGCCAAGGTAGTCAACAAAATTACCAAAAGTAAAGATTCTAAAGAGCCAGTAGAAGAAAAAGCAGTAAGTAAAAAACAACAAAAATTCATGGGCATGGTACACGCCGCGCAAAAAGGTGAAAAGCCAGCCAGCAAAGAAGTTGCCAAAGTAGCAAAAGGCATGAAGAAAAAAGATGTCGAAGACTTTGCCAGCACCAAGCATAAAGGCTTACCTGAAAAAGCCAAGTCTAAAAAAGAAGAAAGCGCTAAGCCAGATTTTGTTGATTTAGACAAAGACGGTGACAAAAAAGAGCCAATGAAAAAAGCTGCCAAAGACGCTAAAAAACCTGACACTAAAAAATCTGAAAAGAAAGTTGAAGAAACAACTACTGGATCAGTAGCAACAGCACCTAGCGCAAGCAAAGGCGGTATGAGTGTAGGAAAAGGAATTTACGACAGCATCAACCGCGCAGTTGAACAAATGATCAGTGAGTCATTTAACATCAATACTAACAATACCGTTGACGAAACTGGTGAAAATAAAAAAAGTATTACTGTAACAGCAGAAGGCAACGAAGCTGATATGTTGGCTGAATTATTAAAAAATGCTGGACTTGATGGTCAGTCTGACCATCAAGCACATGATGAACATCAAGCACACGACGACATGAGCCCAGTGCCACACGAAGGTGACGAACTAAGCGAATTGTTAAAATTTGCCGGCATAGATGGTGGTTCTCATCATCACGAAGGTGAGTATTGCCCAAGCTGTGGTAACGATCCTTGCGAATGTTCAGATGAAGAAGGACAGCCAGGTGTAATTGATTTCGAAATTGATGAATCTCAAGCACCTGTTACTGAAAATGATCCAGATTGGCCTACCAATCCTGAAGGTAGCGAAGATGCGATGCAGTACAGCGGTGGATTAAATGGACCAAAAGCAACTGGTCAAACCACAGGATCTCCATTGCCCGTACAACATGCGCAACATGTAGCTGAAGAACGTAGCATATTTGATTTATACAAAGCTATTGAGTCTATTACAAAATAAGGAATTGATATGAGTCAAGCTAATGTTGTCACATCGGCTGCTAATGTATTATGGTATAGCGATAAAGTTGAGATTGTAACAGGCGGTACTGCTGTTTCTTATCAGGTTTACGCTTTATCAACCGGGCCTGGTTCTAACTCCGGCAACATATACTCAGCAAATCCGCAAGTAGCAGCCAATTCTCGCCAACAAATCTATGTAGGCGCTGGAAATCATTTAACCATAAATGGCACTGGATTTACCGCTAGAGAAATTGGCACGCAAAGTTCGGCACAATACGGAGTAATTTCAAAATAATGAGAGCTCGAGAATTTATATCTGAAACTTTAAAATCAAATAAAGAAGAAGATCACTCGAATAAAAATACCGGACATTCTCACGGTGTGATGCACGACGAGCACGAATCTGCGATGACTGGTGCTCATTTGGTAAGAGACCCTGAAGCCATTGATAGAATATATCAAATGAATAGATTGGGTATGGCAATGGCAATGGCAGATGGTAAAAGTAAAAAACCACCAAGTTCTGCTAGTCAAAGTTGGGCTGGAACGTACAATACGGTTCATCCTTACACTGAAGAAGAACACAACATGTTACATCAAGCCATGGGCGTGGTGCCAAGCAAGCATAAAGAACTAGTTCGCAATCATCGTAGTAGTGAACCGCATAGTACACATAAGATTAGTCCAGTTACAGCATTCAAAGGCTACAAGTAAATTTAGTATGAAAAAAATATTATTAGCATTTTTGTTAATCTCCTTAAGCTCCTGTGCGTTTTCGTGGACACAGCGAGCACCGCAAGAAGTTCAATCATGCCAAGGTCACGCTCCTTATGGATTCCCACAAACCACGGCGGTACAAGCTATATGTCGTCAAGGTTATTTTGTAGGGTATGACGCTTCGGCAAAAATACCAAAGTATGTAACTTACACCTTAATTCCGCAAAATGCCTTAGGTTGTCTAGCACGATCAAATGCGTTTACTGCGGATAAGTCAGTGACAGATGGTGCTATCCCACGTGATTATACAGGTACAATCTATGACAAAGGTCATCAAGCACCTGACGGGGACTTTAGTTGGAATCAACAAGTAGAGTTCGAAAGTTTTTTAATGACCAATATGGCTCCTCAAGCAGGAAGTTTCAATAGAGGAATTTGGAAACTACTAGAAACGTCAGTGCGCGGATGGGTCGCAGAACGTAATCAAAGTTATACAATTTATGTAGGGAGTGTTTATAATGCGCAAGACAAGAAAATCGGCAGTGGGGTCATTGTTCCTCATGGTTTTTACAAAATTGTGGTCAATAATCAAACCCGGGAAATAGCCGGATGGGCATTTCCTCACGTTGCTCCTTATCCGAACTTAGGCAACGACCTAGTAAAATTTCGTATGCCCATCACACAGATAGAACAAACAGCGGGAGTACAGTTTGCTTTCCCTCAAGGAAGCATAGAACTAGCACCTGGACGAGAATGGCCCGTTGACTTTGGGGCTTTAGAAAAAGTCAAACGAACAAAATGCGGAGCCAATGCTACATTGGATTAATATATGGGTTTTGATTCCTCATCGCTAGCAAAAACACCTTATAAAAAAGAGTTATATACTCCTAAACAGCAAGAAGAATTCGCCAAGTGTTTGGATCCCATCACTGGTCCAGAATACTTCATGTCAAATTTCTTTTACATACAGCATCCAGTAAAAGGAAAAATGTTGTACCAGCCTTTTGATTATCAAAAAAGATTAATTCACAATTATCACAACTATCGATTTAGTATCGCATTGATGCCAAGACAATCAGGTAAATCAACGTCAGCGGCGGGATATTTACTATGGTACGCAATGTTTATACAAGACTCAACCATTCTTATTGCCGCACACAAATATGACGGTGCGCAGGAAATTATGTCGCGAATACGATTTGCTTACGAGCTTTGTCCAGATCATATTCGTGCGGGCGCCACAAACTATAACAAAGGTTCGATTGAATTCGAAACAGGAAGTCGTATACTATCAGCTACAACTACAGAAAATACCGGTCGTGGTTTATCAATATCATTGTTATATTGTGATGAATTCGCCTTTGTCAGACCAGGTATTGCCACTGAATTTTGGACTTCTATATCACCAACACTAGCAACAGGTGGTAAAGCCATTATTACATCAACTCCTAACAGTGACGAAGATCAGTTTGCGTTATTGTGGAAAGGCGCAAATAAAATGGTTGACAGTCACGGAAATGCGCAAGAAGTAGGCATCAACGGATTTAAGCCATTTAGAGCATATTGGGATGAACATCCAGAACGTGATGAGAAATGGGCAGAGTCTACAAAAGCGCAACTAGGCGAAGATCGTTTTAGGCGGGAGATCGGATGCTTGTACGGTAACTCTATGCTTACATTACGAGATAAAAATGGTAAAATATATTATCAAACTATCGAAGATTTGTATAAAAATATGTTATAATGAAAAGATGAAACATTATTCAACTATAAATTTACCGTCTGGATATTATGTGTATGCTTATTTAAGAAAAGATGGCACACCTTATTATATAGGCATGGGTAAAGGAAAACGGGCGTGGCAAGTACATGAGAATATCAAACGTCCGCCATTTGAATTTATTGTAATTGTAGAAGAATTATTAACCAAAACAGGAGCTATGGCCATTGAACGAAGACTTATATTATGGTATGGTAGAAAAGATATAGATACCGGAATATTGCGTAATAGAGCTGATGGTGGCGATGGTGGTATGAATAAGACATCTTGGAATAAAGGGTTAAAACTTCCTGGTCAAGGCGGAAGAAAAAAAGGATCTAAGTGGTCAGAGGAAGAAAGAAAAGTACATGAAATTGTCAGAGGAACAGAAGAATATAAAAATAAAATGGCAGAAGCATATGCTGACCCAGTTAGAAATCTCAGAATAAGTAAAAGCAGTAAAGGCAAAAAAGGTATTGCATCAGGTAAATCTTGGTATAATAATGGTAAAAAAGAAAAATATTTAGATTTACAAATAGAAGGTTGGATTAAAGGAAGATTGTATAAAAACGCCGGCAAAATAGGACTACGATGGTACAACAATGGGGTAGTCAATAAACAATTTAAAGAAGGTAAACAACCTGAAGGATATATAAGTGGCAGAGTTAGCAAACAACAAAAACAACTTACAAGTACTTACTGATACTGGTTGGAGTGATTTTGAAGGAGTACTTGATAAAGGAGTACGACTAATTGCTAACCTACAACTTACAAATGTTGGTATCAAGGCAACATTAGATCACGTAATATTTACAGATAAACTTACAAAAAAAGAAGTAAAAGAATTACGTCCTGGTATGAAAATACATACTAATACCGGCATACAAAAAGTAGTCAGTGTTAAACTATTAGGCGAAGAACGAGTATATGACCTACTAAACGTCGAAAAAAATCGAAGATTCTATGCTAATGATATATTATGTTCGAATTGCGAATTTTTGATTGCGGATGAAACCTTAATCGCTCCAAGTAAGTTATTGGATTTAGAAGGTATTGAGCCACAGTTTCGCATAAGTCAAGTGCGTTGGTATCGCCAACCACAACCAGGAAAAATTTACTGTGTTGGACTTGACCCCAGTTTAGGAACTGGCGGTGACCCGTCGGCTATACAAATATTCGAAGCCAACTCTACCACACAAATAGGCGAATGGACTCATAATCGAACTCCGATTCCGGAACAAATTCGCATACTGGCTAGTATTGTAAAGTACATCAACGATATTGTAAAAGACGAACAATCAGTTTATTATTCTGTAGAAAACAACAACATAGGGGAAGCGGCGCTTATATCAATAGATCAGTTTGGCGAGCAGAATATTCCTGGATATTTTTTATCAGATCCTACTAGAGGTGGCGGTAGATACCGTAAAGGATTTAACACAAGCCAAAAAAACAAGCTCACAGCTTGCGCCAAAATGAAAACTCTAATAGAATCTGGCAAGATGACATTGTACAGTAAGCCACTAATTGGAGAGTTCAAGGATTTTGTTGCGCACGGATTAAGCTATGCTGCCAAACCTGGATCAACCGATGATTTGGTAATGGCTACTATACTGGTCACACGCATGATGATATTACTACAGTCTTATCATCCGGAAATGGATCAAGTCATGAGAGATTTCGGAGAAAGTATAGTTCCTCCGTTGCCGTTTATTAGAATGTCTTTCTAAAAAAAATAAATAAAGTTGTAGTTCGCGATGCTACCAACATCCAACTACTCTAATGCTTTGCGAACACTGCGGTGTCAAAACAACCGGCGGAAATTATAAAAAATGGCATGGTGATAATTGTAAAAGTAAAAAGTAATAAATCCGGCTAAATACATTACCATGTCAATAGAACAAGTTAAACAACAATTACATGATTTGCTGGTCACTAAGAATTTTGAACCGCAAACCGTGAACACACCAAACGGCGATATCTACTCGTTTGATTATACAGCACCCAGTGGAAAAAACTATGGTACAGTAGTAGTATCTACCGGAGATAACAACTTAGATGTTTATTTTGGTGACAATGTCGGCAAAAGCATGGAAAATTCCGAAGATAAAGACAGTTGGTTTAACTTCCTACAACAGCTTAGTCAATTTGCCAAAAGAAATCGTTATTCATTCAGTTTACAAAATTTAAATCGTTTAAAGTATACTATGCAGGGACAAGCCGCTATTAAAGAAGGTTTGTTTGAAAGCTGGAGAGGTACTAAAAACACCAGTTGGAACGCAGAATCTACTGAAGCAAGATTAATGATTAAGCATAAAAAAGTAATCGGCGAAAATGATGCTCGTTTCCGTTATATCGAAAGTTTATTCGTAGAAACTGCTGACGGAGAAAGATTTAAATTACCATTTACAAAATTAGCCGGTGGTCGCGCAATGGTAGAGCATGTACGCCAAGGTGGAAAACCCTATGATGTACGTGGCAATCACATTGCTACTTTGGTAAGCGAAATGAATTTACTAAGTAGGTTTAAACGTGCCAACCAAGGAAAAATATTCGAAGGTGAAACAGCACAGTTGGTAACTGAAGCTGGTGTTTATTATGAAACACTACAGCAGAATCTCAAATCATTATCGTCTACATCAGGTTATGCCAAGTATTTTGAATCTTGGAACCCAGCTGAAATAAATGATGAAGATGTTATTATTGAAGATCTGCGTCATATGTTTATTGAACAAAATATTGATGCTCGCATTGAACAAGCATTACCACTACTAGCAAAATTAAAACAACAGGAAAATTCTATGAAAGAAGCTAACATATTTGAAAATTGGATCAACTTACTTGCCGAAGGAACTTGGTCATTGCCAGAAACTCCAGAGCAACAAGCCAAGCTTGTTGAATTACTAGCGCAGGAATTGCCAGTGGGCGCTGACGCTATTAATGCTACTGAACAACTATACAGTTTGTTTGGTGACGATGAACTGTTTGATAGACTTCATGCTCTAGCTGATCAAGATGCCAACGCCGATGCTCGTACCGTTGTTATGAATCGCTTGGAAGAATTAAAAGATAACCCAGCAGTAGCACAAATAATTGGGCAGTTGAAGTTTTCATCTCCCGCCGCCGACGCTGAGCCTACCAATGTACAAGAACCAGAAATGGAAGAATCCATGCTTGACACCGCAAAGAAACTTGGTTCTAAGGTATTAGGTAGATTAGGTCACGGTAGTGATGAAGAAATGCTTAAAGATTTACAGCGCAAAGCAGGTATACCACAGACCGGCAAAAAACCTGAGTCAAGCCAAGCCAAAGAAGGTGCGATAGGAAAGACACTAGGAGCAGTAGCTGGCGCCACACTAGCGCCTGAGATTCCTGGTAGTAGCATGATTGGCGGTGCCATAGGCGACAAGATTGGTGATAAAGTCGGCAGTATGTTTAAAGAAGAACGTACAGAAGTCAAAGATCCCAAAACCGGTGAAGTCATCAGTTGGCAAGAAGAAACACCTTGGACCAAAGCAACACACAAAGACGGTCGCGGTAAAGTCACAAACTTAAGCGACAAAGCTCGTCGTGAAACTGAAAAAATGAAAAAAGATGACGTAAAAGAAAACGCTTATCATAATGATGACGAAGAGAAAAAGATTCGACACCTAATGCGAAAATACGGGTGGAGCCGTCAAGAGGCATTAGAGTATTATCACTACGAAGAACATGATCCTAAAGATTATGAAGATATAGAAGAAAGTGTAGACATTCCGCTAGCAGGTAAGTATGGTCACAGTGGCAAGTTGGAAGAATTTCAAGGTGCCGACATTGGTGAGTTAGCAAGAATAAAAACACTAGCCGGCATACTGATTAAATAAATAAAAGATAAACATACAACACGGTAAACTTTGTTAAACAAGGTTTACCATATGAGTAGTAAACACAGACCTAGATGTGTATAATTACTAGGCAAGCAACTAAATTTAAATTATTTAAATAGGCATCACATATTAAAACTTAAGAAAGGCATCATAATATGGCAACGTTAAAAGAGATCCGCGAAAGATTACAAGCGGCAGAAAACAAACAAGGTAATCAATCTCAAGGAGATAATGGAATTTATCCACACTGGAATATTCCAGAAAACTCCGCATCAGTACTTAGATTTGTACCCGATGGTAATACAAAAAATACATTCTTTTGGCAAGAACGAGCAATGATTCGGTTGCCTTTTAATGGCATTAAAGGTGACTTAGAATCAAAGATGGTACAAGTACGTGTGCCTTGCGTTGAAATGTGGAACGAAACTTGTCCAATCTTGACAGAAGTAAGAACTTGGTTTAAAGATAAAAGCCTAGAAGAAATGGGCCGCAAGTACTGGAAAAAACGTGATTATCTTTTCCAAGGCTTTGTGCGTGAAAACCCAATCAACGATGACAAAGCTCCGGAAAATCCCATCCGCCGTTTCATCATCGGTCCTCAAATCTTCACACTAATCAAAGGTGCGTTGATGGATCCAGAGTTGGAAGAATTGCCAACAGACTATTTGCGTGGTCTAGACTTCCGCATTAGCAAAGGATCAAAAGGCGGCTTCGCTGACTACAGTGGCAGTAAATGGGCACGTAAAGAAAC